TTTCCAGTGCCTGACTAATTATTCTTTCAAAATCTTCTTGAGTTACAACTACACCTCTATATGCTGCAGACTTTAGCGCCTTTCCAACTGCAGTTCCAAATCTAAGTAAGTCTGGATCATTTGGATTAAGGCCTGCCTGTGCAGCAAAATCTGTTGTAAACCTTGTTCTATTTTGACCTATCCACTGTGCACCTTCTGCTCCAGTCATTCTGTCTTGATTAAATGCAGCTGGCATTGGAAACACCATATTACTTAATCCAGTTACTGGTGCACCTGGAACTCTGTCTGCTAGTCTTGTTCCAACTGTTGTACCTTCAAATGCCTTTACTTGTTCTGGAGTTAGTGTAATCTTAGGCAATCCATGCGCCATTACTGCGCCAGCATTTCCTTCAAAACCACCTTGTGCTGCCTTTGTGCTTTTTGCTAATTCAGTTACATTACTGGCTGCCATAGCTTTTTCAAGGCCTGACTTGGTAATCTTTGCACCTTTTTCAAGTTCCGATGTCATATCTTCTAGTACTTTAAATATAACATCATCAATGTTAGAGACTACTCCGCCTAGTTGTTGTATTTGTGCTATAAATCTTCTTACTGAAGGGATTGAGGCTTGTCTTACTGGAAACTCTCTTCCGCCAAAAGAAAATGCTCCAGGGGTTCCGTCTTCTTTTCCAAACTCATATCCAGGTATGTTTCCTGCAATCATTGCATTAATAAGTGGACCATACTTTTTACTCATCTTTGTTGGTATTACTGTCTCTCCAGGCATCAAGAGTGCTAGTTCAGAATCTTGATTTCCTGTACCGCCAACGGTTAATGGTCTTCCGTCTGCAAACTTTTTAATTGGTCCACGAGTAATGGGTGGAGCTACTGGAACAAATTGTGACTGAGCTGCAATTGCTCTTTGATATGCTCGTGTTAGTGCATTAACTGCTGTTGTTTCAGAGGTAAATGTTTGTGCAAGTTTAGTGTGAACCTGATCAAGAGATGCTGCAACTGCTGCTGCATTTCTTTGTTCAGTGGTCATATACTGAACTTCAGTTCCTAGAATTGCAGTTGCCTGTCCAGTTTTATTAAATGATGACTTTAAAAATGAAAAAAGTTTAATCATGTTTGCAAGACCGTTCATGACCAAACCAACTGTCATCAACAAGACTGGCCCAAGGCCTGCAACTATTCCAGTAAGTACAACTATAATCTTTTTAGTATTATCACTAAAACCATTAAACTTGTCTAATACTTTTGTAATAAATTCAGCAATTGGTGTTACTGCTTTTAAGAATTGTTCTCCAAGCGGAATAAGAGATAGCTTTAGATTTTCAACAGCACCCTTAAATTTATTCATAGCAGACTCTGAAGTCATGCCTAATTCTTTTTCTGCCAAACCTGCAAGTTCTTGAACTGAAGCTCCAGCTAAATCAAGAACACGAGATGCTTGAGTTCCTTCTTTTGTTACGTTTGCAAATAGTGTAGAAAGACGTGCAAACTGAAACTTTCCAAACATTTGCTCAATGGCTTGAGCTCTATTAAGTGGATCAAGCATGTTTAAAGCTGTTGCAAATTCAACAACAGTTTTCTTAAGATCACCCTTATTATCTAAAACTATCTTTTTTGCATTAATTCCAAAACTCAAAAGCATATCGTTTGCTTTGCCAGTTGGATTAATTAAAGATGCAAGTCCTGACTTAAGTGCGTTAGCACCTTCTGATGCATTAATTCCACCTTCCTTCATAGCAGTCATAAGGAAAGCTAAATCTTTAACATCACCACCAAGTTGTTGAACAACTGGAGCTGCTTTTGGAATAGCTGTTGAAATGTCATCAAGAGAAAGTACTGTTTGGTTTTCTACTGCGTTAAGAAAGTCAATTGATTCCGAAAGATTTTCCGAAGACATTGAGAAAGCATTTTGTAATGCAATAGTTGTTTCAAGTGCTTTTTGGCTTTCTACCTGACCAAGAATAGAAAGTCTGGTTGCTGCTGCTGTCTGTCTTTGTAGATCAACACCTTTAAAGCCTGCTGCTGCAGCTTCTGCTGCTAGACCAACGGTTGTTGAAACTGCAATGCCATATTTAGTAAACTCTTTACCCAGCTCTTGAATATCCTTTAATGCTTGCTGTGATTCTCCAGTGGGTGTAAATAAATCTCCATAGACCTTCTTAAATCTAATAGCCTGTGTTTCCATATCCATGAATGTTTTGGAAGCAGCAGATCCAACTGCAATAAGTGGCAATGTAAAACCAACCATAAGCTGGCGTCCTGCCCATTGGGTATTTTTACCAAAGTTAAGAAGGTTGGTTGATCCTTGTTTTAAAAGTTGATTTAAGATTGCTTGCTTTTGAGCAGCTATCTGTGTTCTTGTTCCAAGATCAGTCATATCAAGAGCTAGAGGTCTAACAGCAATTGACCTCATTGCTCCGCTAGCATCACGACCTAGACGAATATACTGTGTTTGTAAATCTTTTACATTTTCTCTTGCTACTTTATTTATGGTGTCATGTTCAGTCTTAAATAGTCTGCCGAAAGTTTTTGTTGCACCACCAGCGTATCTAAAATATTCTCCTAGTGAGAATTTATTTTTTTCTAGGCTATTAGTAAAAGATTCAGTGGTAGTCCTTATTGTTCTTATTCCTGCTGAAAACTGACCAGTAGCGTTTATTGAATTAATTAATGTTTGCTGAAGCTGGGTAGAAACTGCATTAGCTGCAGCTCCACCCTTAGCCATTGAGGAATGAAAGGCTGATATCTGTCTCTGCAAGTTTTTGATACTAGCAAGTGCTTGAGCAGTATCAATGTTTACTTGAATATTGGACTGAGTATCAGCCATTCACTATACCTCTTTATTTAGTTATTATTCATTACCGCTGAACATTGTTGCTGCATCAGAAATCTTAATTCCTGAAGCTACTTCAACAATCTCATAAACGGTAGGCAAATCAATGTTATCTTCAAGTACTGAAATGTCTGTAGCTAGCTCTGGCTTGTACTGCTCCATTGCAATTAGAACACATTCCATTAGCAGGTCAATAGACTTTTCGTTGTCATCTACTACTGCTGCTATACCCTCAAACTTTGCCATAAACTTTCTCAAAAGTGAAATTTTAAGCGGTCTTAAAGTTATTTCTGTACCATCAATTAGCTTGATCTTCTGTGCTTCGTGCACTGTTGTTGCCATGTTGATCCCTCCCATAGGTTTAAACAATTATACCATATACGCTTAGTTTTTAAGGTAGTTTATTGCATTTTTTAGAAGTTCTGGGTCATCATTAAAATTACCAAGACCTATATTGCATTTTTGACAAAGCATTCCTCTTACAGACCCAGTGGAGTGGTTGTGGTCTATACAAAAATTTTTACGTCCAAACCCTGGTGAATCAGTGCCACAAATATCACAGAAACCACTATGATTATTAATAATTTTTATAGCGTTGTCATCTATAGATATTTTTTGAGTTTTCATTTCATAGTGCATTCCACACAATCTCTTTGCTACGTGTTTTCTCTCACATCCTATAACTGAACATGATTTTGTTACCTTTACGTATTCTGTGGTTCCAGTCTTTATTAGCCTCCTATAATGTAACTCACATAAACCTTTTGATCTTGACTGCTTATTACAGTTATCTATATAGCATACCTTGGGGATAAATGTATGTACTTTATCAGCACTTCCATATTTTTTAAATCTACGATAGTGCTTATCACAATACCCAAGCGATATTGATTTATTTGTGCAACTATCAAAAGAACATGTTTTCATTGTATAAGTATATCACACATTCCCATTCCATTTTCAATTAATTATTTTAAAAGATTTGGGTCTCTTTCATCGTTGTAATCTAAGCCATATCCAATTCCAAACCCTGCTTTTTTAGCATTTTGTCCTTGAAGTGCTAATACATCGTTACTATCACTTGTTGCTCCATTACTAAATATTCTAGCCTTCATATCTTCCCATTCTTTTTGTCCACGATCAGACCCAGATGCTTCATCTAAATCTACCCCTTGAATAGCTGCAAAGAACTTTTTCTCTTGATAATCTAATTCTCTCTTACTTGATATTATTGCCATTATTTCTGATAAAGATAAAGATGCTTCTAACTCTTTGTAGTCTTTCCATATACCCAGTAAAAATACCTCTGATTCTAGCTTTGCTAAATCAAACTCTTCCCATGATGGACCTGGATCACCTTTTTGTGCCTGCTCTTTAACATCAGATTCTTCATCACCACCTATTTTAATATTTCCAGCAATGTCTAGTATTTCGTGTACAGTTGGCATGTCTATATTATCTTCTAAATCTTCTATACTAGAAGATATCTTTGGATAATATTGTTTCATTGCAATTCTTGTACACTCTAATAAAACCCGCATTGCCTCATCGTCATTCTTAGTTTCTTTTATATGCTTAAAAGCATCCATAAATTCTCGTAAATATTTAATTTTTAACGGCATAGCCTCTACCTCTGTACCGTCAAATAAATAAATATTTTTTGTTTTATATATCTCTGTAGCCATAGTATATTAAGTTTACCACAAAAACAACAAAGCCCACCTCATTACAAGGTGGGCCAAGTCGTATTATTTAATTATTATGAACCTAGGGTCCAAGTACGATCAACGATCTTACCGTATGATCCTGATCCATCCTCTGGAAGAAGACGGAATGAAACTTCAAACATTGAAGCCTCATCACGCTTTGCAGATACTGTTACATTCTCAATTGAGAGTGCACGATAAGCTGTGTAAACACGCTCTACGTATGCTGAATCTTCGCAGTCACCAGTTCCTGGTCCTACTGCAACGATACCACGCTCAACTGGACATTCTCCAATTTCACCTGCAGAAAGGTTAAGAGCTCTTCCTGTTGATGATAACTTGTTTCCTTCAATTTGTGTATCATTTGATGCCAATGCATAAAGCAAGTTCTCTAGAGTTGCTTCAGCAAATGCTGTAGCAAGATTTACTTGCATTCCTTGCTTGTAAAGCTTAGCAACGTCAAGAAGTTGGTCAACCTGTACTTCACCGAAATCAGGTTGGAACTGCAATTCAAGACCGTTCATGGTGTAACCTACGTTTGTATAAAATGCATCATCTGCGAGAGTCTCTCTAAACGATTCACTTGATACTGCTGTCTCCAATGTATTTGGAGTCAGAACTTCATCTGCAATAAAAAGTGCAGCTGCACCAACAATAATGTTGGTATTAGTTCCACGACTGTATGCCATTTATTTTACCTCTTTCTATTAGGGTATATATTAAGTTGTACGGCGTTTTGTTTCCTCAAAACAATTATAACAGCCTTTTATATAACTATTCTTTTAGTCTTTCCGTTTATTGATGCTACCTCATAGCCCTGCCCACTAGAAGGGGGTGTCTCTGGAGACCAGTTATTTGAGGTTAGTTCTGGCATCTGGTGGTACTCAAAATCAATAATTATCTTATTTCCACCATAAGTACGGGCAGTTCCAAAGTCTATGATATCTCTTGTCTCTTCAAGCTGGTATATCTTAAAGTTATGAAAATAGAACATATTTTCTATTAAATTTGGGATTGCTTCTGTACCTATATTTATGGCTCTATTTGAGCACCAGTTATTTACTTCTTCTGCTGTTTCATCTAGGCGATCCATAAGTCTAAGAACAGCCTCTTGTATTTGAACCATATTTTCTATGGTATTTTCTGCGGTAGCATAAAAATAATATAATATTTGCTCACTTTTAATGTGTGGCAGAGTTTTACGGTTCATCTTTACAAGTCTATCCCATGTGCCCATAACACCAGCTGCTGGAAATGACCCAGTTAGGTCATCTAGTATTGAGGGGGTTGAAGGAAATAGGGGAACTTCAATGTTGGTTAGCAAAGGAATCTTATCTTCAAGATATTTATTAACCCAGAGAACGGGTGTATTTAAAAGTGAATCATTAGCCATTATCTAATCCCCGCATTCGCTATCCATCTATAACCAACCTGCAAACCTTTTGATCTGCCCATTGTTTTTCCTGATGCTAAATTTCTTTTATAAACTTGTGGGTTACTTAAGTATTCATGCAAACCACTTGTTTTTAAAAATGCTTGTGTAAAATATCTATTAAAAAATGTGTCTACAACTTTTTGAAAAGAGCCTGTTGTCTCTATTCCTCCAGGTGAATCTACTACAACCTCGCCTTTAGTAAAGAATGTTTCTCCACCATCTTCAAAAACCAACACGCTTGATCTTGTTGGTCTAATGGTTACTGGAGTTCCTTGTTCCATAATTTTAGCCTTGTTATAAAAAGGTACTGATGAGCCATCCTTAATTGATGTTGATTGCTTCATCGTTGACACAAACGAAAGGCCAAGGTTGCTTATTGTGTAGTTTATATCATATAGACGTGCATCAGGACTTCCCACTTTAGACCATTCATATATATGGTGTAGTGCTTTTGGATTTACCCTGGCATTTGTGTCAATATATTCTTCTAGTAATTCTTTTGTCATTATTCCTATGTTGTTCAAAAACTTTGTTTTTCCTGCTTTGATACCGTCTAAAAATCCAACAGAGTAATCAATAATATTTTTCATCTCTTTTTTGAACATGACGTCATTCATTATAACTTTCATTAGAGGTCACTTGCCTGATTCTCTGATCTTCGCAATACAACCTTATAGTATTCAACATTTCCAAATGGACCCACTATAGCTTCGCTTGATGCTATTTCATAAAGGGTGGACTTGCCATCTCTTGTTCCAGAGGTTTCCATGTATATATTGCTTTGCTGCTGTGTTCTAATATTTGTAACTACAACATTTGTAATTGAGTTTCTTGCATTATTAGAGGCTATACGAAGGTCAGTCTTTGTCCTACCAAGTAAAATATTTTCTTTGCTGATATTAACATTTGGCTTTACTTCTTCTGAAGCAGATTGCCCAGTTGGAGCAAAATTACAGGCTATGGACCTATCAAGAACCCATTGTTTTTTTAAGTTGCCGTATGCTCCTTGATCAACTATTGGGTAATAGATGTCTGCAAGCATTGGGTACATAAAGTCTGTTGCTTCGCATTGCATTAAAGAATACCAATTCTTGTTATACTCTTCTTGTATTTATCAAGGATCTTGTCAACTAGCATATTTCCAGTACCGTCTAAAACTGTTTTATCAAACTGAATTCTAAACTGTTCTGTATTATAAGCAGTTACATATCTCTTGTAATAATCTATTTTTCCACATTTAATATCTTCAATTAACATCATTGCTGCTTCATAAATGTCGTGTGGAACAACCTTATATCCTATTTCAAGTAAGAACAAATAGTCCCAACCTTCTGGAAATGCTACTCCAGTAGAAAATGTATATGCATTTTCGCTGTAGTCTGTATCGTAAACATTAAATGAATCTGATGGAGCAACTTGAAGATTTAAACCTTTTTGCTGAGACCTATTTTCAATTAGACCTGTTGTTTGTGCATTTTTAACAATGGCAGTTTTATCTTTACTTAGATCGTATGACCATTCACCAAGAACAGGTTCTGCTAGACTTGCATCATAAACTAAAGATGAGTTTTCATAAGCTTGTAAAATTTTGTAAACTCTGTCCCAGATAGGTAGGTAGTCAGTAGCTTGTCCAGTGGTATCAAGCCACTCTACTTTATAATAAAATCCACCAGTTACAGAGTCAATGATTGCTCTTGCTATTCTTTCATACTGTGCGTACTCAGCTATTTCTGATGCAGTAGTTCCAAGCTTTTGAGGATTAACGTAAGGTCTTTTAATTTCTAGGTTATCTTCAACCACTATTGAGTCTTGCTCTCTTAGTTCCTGATAAACAACCAAGTAGTAGCTATCGTCATACTTAGTAAGATCTCCAGAAACCTCTATGGCAATCTTTGAATCTGCAGAAGAGTCTACCTCATACTCTGCAAGAATATCATTTCTATCTTTATCCATGATTTCTACTATATGTTCCGTATTTGGTTCTGCGACGGTATACGTAATAAGAATAGGATATGGTGGGACTCTTAAAGCTTCCATGGGTTATTTACCGTATGCTCTCTTCACTTCTTCTGGGGTGGCTGTACGAACGGACTTGTTTGTTACCCATTTTTCAGCCTCCTCTACAGTGACTATGTTATAGCCCTTAGTCAACTCTCCAACACCATTCCAGCTCATGTTACGCAATGAATATATAGCAACCTTTTCTGTTGGTGTTTTTTTTTTAACTACTGGCTCTTTTGTTTCTTTTGGTACAAAACTAAAAATTACTTCTAATATATCTTTTTTTGTGCTTACCCCGAATAGGTCAATATTGTTTTTCTTTGCATAAGATCTTAGCTCAAATACAGTTTTGTTATTTAATTCATCTATTAATGACATTGTGACCTCCACTGCTATTATATCAGAATATGAGTAGTACTATCACTTTATTTAAAATGGGGGGGTTATGGGAGAATATCTGATATAATGTAAATATGAGAACCTGCATACACTGTAAAAATACTATGGAAGAAAAAAAATTTGTCAATAAAGGAAATGGAAGACGTGTAAACGTTTGCCATTCTTGTAGATATAAAACTAGAAACCAAGATTATAAAGATAGACGTGGAGCAAGGCAAAATGGATATACCTTTATCAAAGGACAAAAACAAAAATTATTTTCAGACCAAAGTGGTTTGTGTGCTATTTGTAAATCTTTTGAAAATCTAGTTGTAGATCATGATCATGCTACTGGAGAAGTTCGTGGGCTATTATGTCGTAATTGTAATATTGGCTTAGGAATGATGAAAGACAGCCCCGATATTCTCAGGGCTGCCTCTCTATATCTTATTAGAGAATAAACTCTATAGATTGATTATGATTCTGATGCTGCGTCTGCGTAAGCAACTGCATCAAGCTCTTCCCACTGAAGACCAAAGCGGACGAATACTGTGTATTCAATTGTGTCCTTCTTTGGCTGGTAGGTACGGTTTACAGTGATATCACGCTGGAATCCCCATACACGGTTTGAAGGGAATGTAAGGTCTACATAACCTGCTGGGTAGTATGGAACTTCCTGAACGTCAACACCAAGAACACGTGTTGTACGTGCTCCACCAAATGTCTGAGCTCCACCATCTAGGTAAGCCTGACGATTTGCTTGTGTTGATCCTGCCATTTGTCCTGCAAATGCTTCTGCAACTGCATCAGCAAGTGTACCGTTGTTCTTAACGATACCCTGGAATGCATCTGTACCAGCATAGAACTTTAGGTTGTTCTTGATTGCACGGTACTTGCGTGGCATTGCAAGAATGATATCCTGCATAACTTCTGGTGTCCATGCATTGTTAGAAACTGTCACGATTGACTCGTGAGCATCTCCATCAGTCTTTACACGGCTTACGAAGCCTTCCATGATTGAAAGGAAGTCGCCTGTTGATCCATCGCCGTTAATAGCGAGGTCTTCAATATCGTTAGCGAAAGCATTGGTCATCAAGCGAACTAGATGATCTTCAAGTGCTGCACCTTCAATATTATCTTCAAGCGCTTCTGTTGAAACTTCCCAGTCAAGACGAATCTTCTTGGTTGTAAGCTCAACCTTAGAGAATGTTGCACCTGCATTTGAAAATGTAGGCTGTGCCTGTGCTGCTGCACGGATGACACGCTCTCCAACGTTAACCTTCTCAAGTTCCATTGTGTTAGCTCTCATTGTGACTCTACGGCCATCTTTAGCGAGGACAGTTGCATCCCATACGTAATCAATGAAGCGACGTGCTTGCTCTGGTGCTAGAATACCACCTGGTGTACCAGATGGATTTACTGCGTTTGCTCCAGTAGTGACTCCAAAGTTTGCTGTGGCAATGTTACCAAGCGAAGCTGCTGGAGATAGATTTCCATCAGGTCCTTGTGCTACTGCACCACCAATTCCACCTGATACGGCAACGCCATCACCTGTGGGATGATTAAAAGACTTTTGAAGATCTGTATTATTTTGTTCTGACATATTATTCACCTCCTAGTGATTTTATTTAGTTAAATAGGTCGGAATTTGTGAGGAAACGTCCGCCCCATAGGGATTTCTGAATCACTTTTGGTGATTCCTGTACAATCTCGCCGAGATCGCCAGACTTACGGAAAGCTGTATCTGCAACTACGGCATCAACTGTCTTTCCAAACTCATTAAAACTGCCCTTAACTTCCTTAACCTCATTGGTTACGGACTCAAGAGACTTTGTGATTGCATCAACATTAACCTGCATAGCCTTTACTGTTGCTGCTAGATCGCTCAAGGCATTAGTTACAGAGTTCTGAATATCAGAAACTGCTTTAGCAACTTCTGCTGTTGCTGACGCAACCTCAACAATTGCTTCATCAGCCTTCTCTGTTACTTCTTCAATAGAAGGAGCAGTACCCTCTTCAACTGCAGCATCTGACTTTTCAGTTACAACTTCTGCTGCAACCTCTGGTGTTTCTGCGACAATCTCTGCTGGAGCCTCTGGAGCAACCTCAACTGTTTCAACTTCTGGAGTTGCTTCTGCAACTACATCTGTATTTTCTGTCATAGGATTATCCTCCTTTGCTATCTTAATTGTTCTAATGCCTTTTGCACTATCAACTAAGAACTTTATCATTGTGGTTTTTTCTGAATCATTTTTTTCAACAAATCCAATATTTTTCATTTCTTCGCCAGATATTGGGCTAAGCTCTGTTTCGTTTTCAGATACAGTTATAAGTCCAGACTCTTGATCCCAGAATACGTTTTCAACAATAGTGTTTGCTGATGATCCTGTTATTGTATTTACACCGTCAACTTTTTCAACTGACATAATATTTGCAAACTGATTTGCAGGGGAATCAACAAGACTCAACTCTATCAAATCATATTCCTTAATAACTCTAATGGACTTCTCTAGATCTTCATCATAAGCATCATCCCACTTGTTCATTCTTCCACCAATTGAAAAACCAGTATAGGTTCCATCAAGAACTTTTTCCCAAGCATCTTGTGCACCCTTTGAAATGTAAGCTGAAACAAAAACGCCCTTGTAGAACTTCTTTGACTCTGGATCAAAATATTTTTCTTCTTTAAATGAAACCATCTTTCCTATTGCTGATGGCTGATGCATTTCTCTAATGTTCCCACGGAATTTTGCAAAAGCTTCCATAGATGCTTCTGTTGTTACGATGTCATCTTGCTTGTCTAGGTTATCTAGAGATGCAAAACCAGAAACAATACGACGGCCTTCATCAACCTTTGTAAGAGGCATTGATAGGCGAACACTATCACCTTGGGTGGTCCAATGAGCTTTATTTATATTCATAGCGTTTCTATTATACCAAACCTTTTATAACTTTTCTTAATTATTGAGACGATCTACCTTCACCCTGTGCATTACGCCCAGTTGTTGTTGCAGGACCATCGGATTGGTTATTTGCTCTTTCTGAATCCCTTGATCTATTACCAGCACTGTTGGCTGCAGCATCTGTAGCCTGTCTTGCAGACATAATAAATGGAGCGTCTCCATCTGGATGCTGTGGAAGACCAATAGCTTCACGAGCCTCATTTGGCATCATGACCTGAGTCTTAACATATCTCTCAAGAATCTGTGACTGAGTAATCTCGTCAGTTAGAGTGAGTTCATTAAACTTAAGTTCAAGGATATCTGTCTTTTCCTTAATGATCTTGCTAATTACTTTATTTAGGTGTCCTTGAGCTGGACGAGATACCTGCTCTTTAAATGTTCTGTCTTGTGCAATTGATGCTGCGATTGCTGCTGAGTCAGTACCGCCAAGTTTTGAAATTGGAACCTGATGTGCAACAAGAATATCATCACGATTTTGCTTACGGTACTCTTTAAATGATCCATCCTGAATACCGTTCTCAATTGGCTTCATATCAAACTCAACCTTGTTCTGGTCTGTATCACCAGGAAGTGGGATGTAAAGAGTTCTATGAGATTGTGCCTTAAGTCCTGTTTGCAAGAAACGGAACATCTTGTCTTCTGCTTCTCCAGATAGCTTTGCACCCTTAAGTGTTACGACATATCGTGGAACAGCCTTATTCTCAAAATAATCAATATTGTATTGTGATGCAAGCTGATCACCAATCAATGATGGTAGTGCTGCAATAATGTCAGGGATTCCATAATATGTATTGAGTGGAGAATATTCTTTGATATGAATGATTTCATTTGGACGTGGATCATCTGTTACTGGGTTAGTATTCTTTGCACCAAAGTTTCTAAAGTAAACAATTTTTTGTCCAATGATCTGCATGTATCCATCACGTAAACGACGGATACGAACAGTAGTTGAAGGGATGTGGCCAATGTAGCCAATATCTCCGTTAACAGTGCGACCTACTTCAATATACCCATTTCCAGTAGACTCAACGTCTGTATAAACCTTTTCCATTGTCTTGGTAAAAGAATCATCATCATTTAGGTTTTCTAGCCAGTCACGCATTTCAAGCTTCATTCTTTCAATACGCTTACGAGCACGACCAACTGCCAACTCATCATCTTTATTTTCAAGACTTAGCATTGTACGATCTGTTACTTCAAATGAATATCCAAGTCCAACAATATTGGCTACCTTAGCATCAATAGCAGCATGGTTAGCAAATGAAGTATCATAAAAATTTGCAAGTTCATAAAGATTATATGGTGGAGTAATTACATCATAAATTCCATATCCATTACGATATACCGTTCCAGGGTTGATAGCTTTTGATCCAGCATCTACTCCAGAAGGAGTTGCATTTGCTGAATCAAGATATGCTGGGTTATTTATATCTAGTGCTTTTCCAATGTTTCTTGCAGTTCTTCTACGAAAGTTTTGATCTAGTCCAGCATAGTCTTTTAGAATATCCCAAGATTTATTGAATGGGTCTTGGTCTTTAAATGGATTTTCTTTTTCAGCCTGTGTATTTAAGCTGGCAGAAATGTATGTGTAGTCTTCATCATTACTCATCAAATGCCTCTTTTCCATGAGTCTTTAAAGTCTGTTGTGCTGCATGCCATGCACCCAAATCATTCACTGATGGAATTAAGCCATTGACCATACGATCAAGTTGCTCTGAATGCTCTTCTTCACTAATTCTTGTTAGTCCAGCAACGAACACTGCATCACCATCACCTGGATCTCCAAAGTGTCTTGCTGCATCTTTTAATTCAGAAATTTTAGAGATATCACCACGCATGGACTCAATGTTAAGCACACTGCCTTCTCCGTCAGTAAACCACTTTCCAGAAGCCTTTTTGTAAACGTATAGGCCCCAGTCATAGTTCTTTTCAATTACCTTTTTTCGGACATTACCAACAATAGGCAAGCCAGTCTTTTGATTAATTAATGGATTATTTGTTGTACTCATAACCATAAGTATACCATATTGCTAAGAATCTGTGCAGACTGCAACCATTAATACAGCTTTATCTCACATGCGTCTGTAGAGCAATATTTCTCTGACTCAGCGTCAAGATTGTCATTGCCGTCATAGATAGCAGACCAATCAATCTTGCCAATCTTGCCCACGTAAGAGTTATATTCTTCTCGTGTGATTTCTGAGTATGGTTGCTGAGGATAGACCTTATCTCCCATTGGTAGGAATGACACCGCCTTTAACTGTCCCTCGTACATGTTGAGTGCTGGAGCAATAAACTTCTTTTCAGTCTCCTTGTCAAATGAAAGTGTCACAGAAACACCATTATCTGACCAGTACTTCTGAGCAGTTGCTGCTAGACCAATCTTCTCAAATAGGCTTACCTGCTTCTCAGAACGCTTGTGTCCTGATGCAACTGGGAAGTATACTACTGAGGTATTTGCTGATACTAGATCTGGTTCAATTTTATATCCCGCTGCTTTAAATAAATGCAACATTGGATCTTGATCTCCAAAACGAATAGCACGAAGATAGAATTCTCCACCAGGTCCCCAGTGAACTCCAGGAGTAGCACCAGAAAGAAGTGATACAGATCCTGATGGCTTGACGGTAGTTACACGAACTGACTCACGAACACATAGCCACTCTGAATATGAATGATCATATTGACGAATTGTATTATATCCTTCGTCCATCCATTCACGAGTTGTTGGAAGACCGTGCTCATCAGCAAATGCAGCAATACCTGTAAGTGATGTACCAATACGACGATTACGTTGCATGATACCGTTTGTCTGCTGCCAGTGTGTTGGCATAAGAGTTACAGTCTTTCCATAAAGGTAGGCAAACTTTAATGTCTTTAAGAAATCTTCTTTAGAATCATGACGATTAAGATGAACTTCTACTAGTGTGCATAATTCATAACTCTCAAGTGGTTGTTCAGCACATGGATTAAATCCCATGATACGAGCATCTTTATAATCTGGAGCATCTGCAAGTCTTCCATAATTACGAGCAACATCAAGCCAGATAAATCCTGGTTCTCCGTTGTCTGCAATTAAATCTACATAATCTTCATACTTAGTTCCAATTTCAGCAGCAATAGAATTATTACTCATCCAAGCCCAACCTGGCTTTTCTGGATCATATGAATTTCTTTCAGGAAATACTTCTGGATTTTTAAGATTAATAAAACCTTCATCTTCTGGAACGCCAAGTGCAAGGGTAGCAGAACGACGAACATTTCCAGAAACAACACAAGTACCAATAAGATTTACAAGGTCTACAATGGCACGGCTATCAAGGGCTTCTCCTGCTCTAGAACCGATTACATTACGAATCCGTGTATGGAGATCAATAAGTGGTTCTGGACCGCTTGCAACGCCTCCAAAGCCCTTAATAGGGGCACCTAGAGGTCGGATGAGGTCATAGTTAAACTGTTGAATAGGTTGGTTTTGACGAAGGAATGAATTAATAAGTAATCTAACAGACTCTACCCATCCTTCACGAGTATCTGGGATTTCATAGATATATGCTGGCTCAGTTGGAGCATAAATAGACATTTGCTTGTCTTGTCCAAGGGTATCAAACCCTACACCAATACCTAACATTAATGCATCCATTACCCAAGCAAATAATGCACCTGGATCATTACGATCAAGATCACGAGTAGATACCATTGCACAGTTTTGAAGTGAAGCAGAGTTACGTTTCTCCATAGTCATTGGAGTACCAAATGCCCATAGACCACGACCTGGAGGAGTCCACTTCAACTCAAACATTCTTTGGAATGCCTCTTGTGCTGACTTCTGAGCCTTGTTATCATTCCATGGAAGACGGTTGTCTTTGGCATGGTTCTTCTGAACTGAGTACATACCTTCAATTACACGACGGCATACTTCATGCCAGCGCTCTTTGGTTCCATCTTCTTTAACACGAGAATAGGTACGAATAAATGTAATCTCTCCCAGTGAGTTAGAGCCTGCATCTGAAAATCCAAATGGTGCTGGAGTTAGTGAGTACTTGGTTACAAAGTCCTCTGATAGACGGAATGAGAATACGCTTTCTGACATTTATTATGTACCTTTCAAAATAAAATTAAGTGAGCACTTCACGTTTTCTGAAGTAGTGTTAAGTATATCATGGTTTTAAAAAGAAAAACACGCTCAAACAGAACGTGTAAATCTTTACTTTAAGGTTACAGCTTTACATTATGAAAAGTAATACATTGTTATTTGTTAGTTTGTTTTATTTACCCAATGTGTAGTATACATATACTTTACTCCAGATAGCACTGGTTTTGATTCATGGATGTACGGCTGTTGAGATGGGAACATCACTAGGCTGCCTGCTTTAGGCTTAATGGTAACATTTTGATTTGGAAAGCTAATCTCTCCGCCTTCATAATCATCATTTAGATACACAACAAAAGAATATCTAAGATTAGAGTCTCCGTCTTGACCATCATAGTGGTGCCCCATACCTTTTCCAGAGTCATACCTGTTTAAAGATATATAGTTTAGATCTAGATTAATTTCAGATTGATCAATTTTGTTAAACTTGCAAAAATTAATAGCGCACATCTCTGGTGCCATAAGCAAGCTGTTTATTATATAAAGAGTATTTTTATCTAATAAATCATCTCCAGTAGATTTTTTTAAATTAGAAACATTGATAAACTTTTTTTGACCATACATGGTTGACATATCGTTACTAGAATACCATGGCTCCCATTTTGGTATTCTTATATGAGATTTTTCGTCTAAATCTATCGTGTTTGTTAAATCCAATAGTTCTGTTTCGTAGCTAATAACATTTTCAAAGTAATAGATGCCATCTTGAACACTTTTTAAATCAAACATAGTGTACATTTATTTATCACCTTCTACATCTTTTGCTGGATATTTAGACCCATCAGACTTTATTCGTAAACCATCTTGTCTTATTTCTTCCCACTGTTTTTGTTCTTCTTTTTGATATGCCCTCACCTTAGCAAGCTCTTCTGCCCAAGCATCTCTAACTTCTTGTGGATAATCTGACTCTTCTCTATCATCCCAGAATGAACCTAGAGTGTATCTGATTGATTTCTTAACTGTTGTAACCTCATGCATATTCTCAAAGCCTCCAGCAAACGTGGCAAGTTTTCCAGCTTGTGGAATTATTGTTAAACCATTCTTAAAGTTTAAAACACCATCTTCAAAGTCATCATTGAGATAAATAAATGTTGCATATCTGCTTCTAGTAAATGCTCCAGAATGTCCGTCATTATCAGTATTATCTGAATGCATATTTGCAAATGCTCCTGGAGCCCATCGTTGAGAGTGCCAGCTTATCTGTGACATTTGTTCAGGATTTTTATCAGCCATATCTGCTGTTGCATTAATCACCCTTTGTCTTAAAACCTGAAAAAAGTCTCCTGGAAGTCCACAAGCAATTGTATCTGGGTCATTTACTTCTGGCATTCCAGATGAGTATGACTCATAAAAAGAAATTGGCATCCATGATAGTTCGCCCTTTTCCATCTTTATGTCTAACACCTTTATGATAGACTCACATTCTTCTTTAGTAAGAAAGTTTTCATAAGTTACAATGTCTGATTTATGTCTTGTTATAATCATATCTCTTTCCATTATTTCTTATCTCCTTTTATGTTGGGCAATTCATCATACAAGACTGGTTTTCCATTTTGTAAATATCTCATATTTTTTGGATCTTCGTACTTAATTCTTTCAGCTTCCATTTGAGCCCATTTGTATGCACCAAAAGTTTTTTGATTGTTTAGCCATTCTTTAGTTCCATCAAATGGAATCATGACAAAATTTCTTACAAAAAATTTTTCATTCTTTTCAATAGTTTTTACACCATGATAATATGGCTCTGTAGATGGAAACACCAGTATGTCTCCAGCGACTGGCTTATGATTAATGAGTTTATCGTCTATAAAGAATTCAATGTCTCCACCATCATAATCATCATTTATATACATTGTGCATGTTATAAAAAACTTCTCTCCAGGCATATCTTTTTGAGAGGTTATGTGATCTGTATGATACTGCATAGTCATTTTATTATTCATTAGATCAAGTGAAGGATTATACTTGGAATAAGAACATCCACTAAACCTCCACCCATCTGGCAGATTTATACCCTGTCTTTCTACATAATCTAAAATTACCTTATTGTATGCATCTTCTACTTCATCAACAAATGCTTTTTCTTTTATGAACATTTCTTCATCTGTCTGCTCTGATGTAATTTCACGCATATCTTTCTTTTGAGTGTATGTACCAAAGTGTGCCCATGGATCCCATGTTTTTAAGAAATACTTTCCCTGTGATGTTTTTTCTGACTCACTCATTACCTTATACATTTGCTCAGGGCTTTTTAATACATTTCTGTATACGTCTACTTTTGGGTAAATCTCTACATATTCTAGTTTGCTCATGGTTGTCTTTCTCCTGTATGTTTCATTATAGTCCAAAAAAATGGTGATGTAAATCTATGTCCAGATTTTACTGGTCTTACGCCGTGAACATAATACCTATCTCCTGGGAAAAAGTATGCTGCTCCAGCTTTTGGTTTGAACTCAATACCTTGAAGTGGAAAATAAAGCTCACCACCTTCATATTCGTCATTAAAATAAAATAAAGATGCTATGTCATAATGTGGAAAATCGTTTGGTCTTCCACGCTCTTCTCCAATATGAAATTCTTTATCTGCATGAGGTTCTTGTCTTGCACCTACTGGCCAACGAACAATAGCTGGACCAGTTTCACGAACATCAACCTGAAAAAATTTATCTACCTCTATTTTAAGCCTTCTAATCATATCTTGAATTAAGTCTAAAATAGAAGGATCTGACTTCATTAAAGAAAAATATGTTGCCACTCTATTAGCCCAAATGTTTGCATCATACAAAACAAGACCATCTTCATCTTTGTGACTTTCAGTAATATCCCAAACTTTATTGTTCATTGCAAAATCTGATAATCTTTTTCTTTCTTCTAGTGTTAAAAAATTTTCTAATTCTACAATATTGTCCATAGAATTACCAAAAAATCCAGACGGCGTTGCTGACACTGGAGCGCCAACCAAGTGGTTTTTATTTGTTATTTCCATATCTTACCTCCCTAATACATGCGACTATTTATATATCTATTCTACCATTTTTATATAAAATAAAAATCTATTTATTTTCAACAACCTTTAGCCTAATTGACTTTACTTCATGTGATCCTATGCTTTTTCCATCTGGGTCTACAGAATCTCTATAAAAATTAGACCACTTACCCTGTTTATTTAGCTCATAAACTATGCTGGAATAGTCAAAATCATTAAAATGGTCTGTTGGTAAATCCTTGATAGACTTAACTACCATTTCAGAATTATTAATGTTTCCCAAAGATATTGGCAAAATAGATATCACAGGAGTTCCTGCTTTAATTGTAATTTCTACATTTGGCCTAGTTATTCTCCATGCACATGGCAACTCCCCCTTATAAAAGGAAGTACTTATGAGAGTTGTAAATGGTTGAATACCATCAATAAATTGATTGGGAACTGGCATCTGCAATATGCTTGTATTTTGATCAGTTCTAAACATCAGTCCAGTATTAAAACTAATTGTGGCATTTGATCTTCCAGTAGAAACATATTCATTGCCAGACAATACCCTTACATGGTCTGGACTAGTGTCTGATATTCCGTCCCAAATAAAAGTGATGTCTTCTGGAAAAGATATTCCCCATCCAAGACCGTTAGTTAGGGTAACTGGAAAACACTTGTATGCGTGGGCATCCCATGTTTCATCCATCCATTCTCTTTTAATAGAAAGAGGATCTAGTTTCCCATATCCCTCTCTAAGTTCATAAACATCTATTGTGTACATTATGGATTTAGTCTTTTTTGAATCAATGACTGATATTCTATATTGTGAGTATTATCATTATAATCTAACATAGTTACAATAGAATATTTTAATCCACTAGTTACTGGCATTGCTCTATGTGAGAATAAATATGTTGATGGGAATATGTATAAATCTCCAGCCTTGGGCTTTATGTTAACATTAAGCTTTGGAAAAAACAACTCTCCACCCTCATAGTCATCATTGGGGTAAGCAACTAATGAAACTGTTGCTATATATGAAAAACCATGGTCTGCATGTTCTTGAAAATGTTGTCCTGGGCCATATTTAATAAAATTCATTGCTTCCCAATATTCCATTTTAATGTTGTACATTGTGCAATAATCAGTTACGGCATTAATCTGTGCGTTATAGGCATCCTGCCAAATATTATTTAGTTCAACATCTTGAGGACCAATACTTGGATTTGTGTTTTTTTGAATTTTAAAGTCTAGGCAATCCCTATATTCTGGAAATTTTTGTTGATAGCCAACCATTGCCTCTTGCCATGACTGTTGCGGATTTTTTTTAATAAAATCTTCAACTCTTTCTATTATGTTTAAATCTTTTTTAATTACATCTCTATAAACAAATATGCCAGGAAATATTTCTTCTTTATTTAAGAAAGATTGCATTTTTATTTTACCCCTATCTATGTATATAATCTATATATGTAATTCTACCACTTTTTCAGTGGGCATGTTGCAATTTCTATTTTTGCTTTTACTTTCATAAAACATCCACATTTTTTGCACTGGTGAGTTAGTTTTATTAATTCTGGGCAAGCCTCACATATGCTTAGCCTATGCTCTAGCTTTTCTTGACTTACATGTTCTATTTTTGGATTTAATATATCCCAGGGTCTTGCTTCTCCTAGGTTTTGCTTATATCTTTCCCAAGGAGTTAAGCTATCAGTCATCTACAATATCAAATCTATAATTGTTAACTATTGCTTCTGCAATATATTCTGGAACACCTAGTTTTAGCTGATCTTCACCATTAAGTTTATAATTTATGTGAAAATTCTTACCAGAATTGCTTGGCTTTATTTGATACTCTATATTGCTTTCTAAATTTTCAAAAAATGTTATTAAAACACTATCTTTTGTAGAAAACAATATATTTTCATCTTTATATACGTTCATTATCATAGTTTTATTATACCATATCTCTAGTCGTCACACCAAAAGTCGCATGGGCCACAGCCATATTCACATGGTCCGTACAGGCAGCAGATGCCGCATACTTGGCATCCAAATGAAGGTGGGAAGAACGGTGGTGAGAAAAAGCTTGGTGGGAAGAACGGTGGGAAGAACGGTGGGAAGAACGGTGGGAAGAACGGTGGTGAGAAAAAGCTTGGTGCTAAAGTTGTTACGTTATTTGAAGCGGGAGATGCAAGTGAATTTCCGTTGCCATTTGTTGCTACTACGGTATATGTCTGTGATGTTCCTGCAGTATCAGCAATTACAATTGGAGATGAGGCTCCTGTACCAGTTGTTGCATCGCTTCCAGTAACTGTATATCCAGTGATTGCCTTACCGCCATTTGCTGGTGCAGTAAAAGCAACAGAGTTTTGATTAACCTGGGCAGTTGCTGTTGGAGCTGACATTGTTGCTGGAACAGTTGTAGCTGTTACAGAAGATGATGTTGCTGAAACAGAAGATCCTGAAGCATTAGTTCCTACTACTGTAAACGTATAACTTGTTGCTGATGCTAGTCCTTGAAAAGTATAAGTTGTACCTGAAGTTCCAGTATTAACAGTATATGTTGATGGGGTTGTAGTAATTGTATAAGAAGTGGCTGCTGGAGATCCTGCTGGAAGTGTCCAAGAAAGATTTACAGATGCTCCAGTTCCAGCAGCAGAAGCTGCAGAAGTTGTATTGGCTGTAGCTAAGTATGGTCTACTTGTACCAACATCAGTAGCTGTTAATGAAGTTACCTGAGATGGTACTAGAAAGTCATTTGATGCTTGGGACTTCTTGCCTATCTTCTTACCTGCTGCCATTTTTTATTCCCCTTTATCCTATTACGCTGTCAAGTCGCCGAAGACAACCCATGTATTTGCTGCTCTCTTAAAGAGAGTTGCAGATGACCAAGTTGTACGAAGTTTTAAGCCTGGTGTTGCATTTACTGTTGTAGTTCCAGGTGTTACTGCTGCAATTGTTACCTGACCTGTTCCAGTTTGAAGAATATCAATAGATGTTCCGATTGGATAATTTAGTGTAGCATCTGTAGGAATTGAAAGAGTAATCGCTGAAGATGATGACATTTCAATTAAATCATCTCTTTCAGTTAGTTCTGAAAGTGTATATGATGCTGTCTTCTGAATAATTGGTGTACGTGAAGGAACACCTTCTGTTGTCTGTGTTCCATCTGAGAAAGCAACTCCTGAAAGTGAAGGAGTGGCAACTACAGAAACTTCATTTCCGCTTACAGAAATATTTGTGCCTGCTGTAATTGTTCCTGATCCTGAGAATTGATAAACATCAATGTTGTCTGTTCCTACAACAAATGTTGTTGGATCGGCTACTACTTGAATCCATCCAGTTCCAGCGTTTGTTCCATCTTGAACAAAGATATATGCTCCTGGAATTTCTGATGCTTCATCGCAATATCCACAGCGAGTAAGTACATAAGGAGTAGAGGCAGATCCCATGTTTGAAATAAAATATCTACCATTTTGAGCCTTGTTAGTTTGGTTCTTTACAAGAATACCCTTGCCAACAGCCCATCCACTTGCTCCACCTGCTTCTGCAGGAAATGCACCGTTCGTGTTGTGTGTAAGTGTTGCTCCAACGCCTGCTGTTCCATTGCTATATGTAGCGTCAATGTTTGCTGTTGTTGCTCCAAGTACCTGTGGCTTTGCAATAATTCCAGATGCTGTGTTATCAACATACTGCTTAGTTGCTGCGTGTAACGATGATGATGGATCGGCGTGAAGCGTTATAGCGCCAGTAAATGTTGCTCCTGATAGGTTTGCCTTTAGATCAAGTGCTGTTTGTGTTGCAGTTGAAACTGGCTTGTCTGCATCTGAAGTATTATTAACACTTCCAAGTCCTACATCTGAACTTGTAATTCCAGTAGGTGTGTTGATGACTGGAGAGGTTAAAGTTTTATTTGTAAGAGTTTCAGTCTTAGAGGCAGTTGATTTATCATCTAATTGTGTTTGAATGGAAGAAGTAACACCATCAAGGTATCCAATTTCAGTATCAGAAACATTTGCAACAACTGCTTGCTTATTATTTAGCTGAGTTTGAATTGCAGAAGTTACGCCATTAACATAACCTATTTCTATTGAAGAAACATCGCCTATTGAGGTTGTTGATGGAAGAACTACGTCTCCAGTAAATGATGGTGAAGCAAGAGGTGCTTTATCAGTAATCTGAGTTTGAATAGCTGAGGTTACTCCAGTTAGATAGTTAATTTGTGTTGCAGTTACAGTAACACCAGATATGTTTGAAGGAGCAATAGAAATAGTATTGTCTGAACTAGAGATAGTTTTATTGCTTAATGTTTCACTGAATGCTCCTAAATTAACTCCATTTATCTTGTAAGACTTTCCAGAAGGAAGGTTTAGGCTTTCTGATGAAGACCATGTATCAGATGAGTCATTGTATGAAAAAGTTTTATCTGTAGTGCCCTTAACAGTTATTCCACCACCGCTTGCTGTTATATTTGTTGGAAACTCTGTTGCTGCTAAAATTATATTTTTATCTGTAATAACAAGTTCATTAGATACTAAATATGTTGTAGCTCCATTTACTGTAAGATTACCAGAAACTGCAAGGTTTCCACTGCCATCAGATAGAACCAATGTTCCTGTTGCATCAGGGAATGTAATTGTTCTATCTGCTGTAGGGTTTGTTACTGTAAGAGTAGTTTCGTGAGCATCTGCAGACGAACCTTCAAAGATTATAGATGAATCATTAAATGTAGCTCCAGTAATTGTCGGGCTAGTTAATGTTTTATTTGTAAGGGTCTGTACTCCATCATTGGTTGTTACAGTTGAATCAATATTAAATTGATCAGTAGAAGCATTCCAGTCAAGTCCAGTACCTGCTGCAGAAGCTGAATCAAAAGTTGCATTAGCTGCTGCTGAATCTACATATTCTTGTGTGGCAATCGTTCCTGTTGAATCTGGAAGAGTTAAAATTCTATCAGCAGTTGGATCTGTAACCTGAACTGTCGTCTCAAAAGCATTCGCAGTTGCACCTTCAAAAACAATGCTTGAGCCAAATGCTGGGTTTACTGTTGAGTTAGCATCAATGAAGTAATCAAGGTTGATCCAGTGATTTGTTCCATCACCAATTTTAAATTTATTTGTGTCGGTTTCAAATCCGATTTCACCAGCATTGAGGATAGGACCGTTGCCAGAGTTTGTAGAAACCCATTGAGCTGCAGTTCCTCTGCGCTGTTGCATTCTTGTTGCCATTTATAGTCTCCTCGTTAGTGGTCTCTTGTAGTATTATATCAGATAATTAACTAAAATTATCTAATGGGCTTCCGCCGTCGTAGCTGTTATTCCAGTATTCTGAATCGTAAAATCCAGCAATTTCTGTAGATGTAAATATTGAATCATAAAATCCTGCATCTTGGAATATTGAAACAATAAGTCCTGTTCCATCAATTGCAGTATCGTGGATATGCTGTCTAAGGTCAGCGGTATCTGAAAATGTAGCAATCATGATCCATTCAGCCTGATCAGTAGAATATACAGATATGTGGCGTGATTCTGTATCAAACCATAACTGCCCATTTACTGGAGTTGCTGGTGCTGTTGATGCTGGTGCAGCAACGGCTCCCTTGCTATCTACATATAGTTTTGTTGTTGCGTGTGTGTTTTCGGTAGGAGTAGCAACTGTAACGGTTCCTCCAAAGGTACCGCCCTGGTTTACATCTAAACCATGCTTTACTTTAAAATCTTTATTTACAGTTGCCACTTCTAGCCTCTTTTCCTAATTATGCTTCAATATAAATCTTGTGTACTTTAACAGCAGTATCTGCTGCTGCACCAGTTACCTGAAGAAGAACGTTTCCACCGTTGTAAACAGCGTTAGTTGTTCCTAGTTCAGCATTGCTGATTACATCTGCATATTCTGTTAAGTAAACGTTATTTAATCCATCAACTGTAACTAGAACTTCAATTACTTCAATATCGTTACCCTTTTTCATCTGTACGATATATTTAGCACTTGAATATGTTGCTACTGACCATGTATCAATTGTTGTTGCTGATGTTGAAGCGGTAGCAAGAGCAGTTCCTATAAGAGCATCTGTAAGAGTTACAGATCCAACTGTTACACCGCTAAATGATGGAGTTGCTCCTGAATGTAAATCTTGTGGACCAGATAATGTAATTGCACCAGTTGATGCAGTTGCAGAAATTTGGTTTGCTGTGCCAGTGATTGAAAGTACACCTTCGTTTGTAACTGCATCACCAGTAATGCTGATACCAGTTCCAGCGGTAACGTTTAGTGTGTTTCCTGTCTTAGAAAGACCATCACCTGCAACAACTTGTCCTAATCCAGTAAACTGGGTAAAGGTAAGTGTTGTAGTGCCAACTGTAATTGCGCCATCTGTAGTTAATACATATCCAGAATCTGCGTTAACAGTTCCTTCTTCTACGAATACCGCAAAACTTGCAGTAAGTTCTGCACCTGTATCTGCATCAGTAGAGCGATCTGGAGCACCAGATGCTTTAACTACATAAATACCGTT